ATTACACATTGATGGTATTATTAACGATAAGTTAATGGAAACTATTGAAAAATATGGTCCTGAAAATATTGATTCTGTAATAAATCACGAGAATGATTACAATTTTGATTATTTTGCGTGGAAATCATTACAGGAAATGTATTTGTTAAAAACTCCTGAAGGTAAAGTAATTGAAAGACCTCAACATATGTATATGAGAGTTGCTCTATGGGTGACTAAATCTTTTGAAGAGGCGGTTGAATATTATAATTCATTATCAAACCAACTTATTTCTCCCGCAACTCCAATCATGATTAATGCTGGTACTAAAACACCTCAATTAGCATCTTGCGTTTTGAAATATAATAATGGAGATTCAAGAGAAGGTTTATTACAAACATTTAATGATATCTCAACTTATTCATCAGACGCCGCAGGAATTGGATTATCAATGTCTAACATTCGTAGTAAAGAAAGTCGTATTAACTCATCAGGAGGATTTGCGGGTGGTTTATTAAAATACCTAAAGATTGTTAATGAGGGGTTAAGATTCTTTAACCAACAAGGTAGAAGACCGGGTAGTGCCGCCATCTACATTGAACCTTGGCATAAAGATATAATGGACTTACTTGAAATTAAAAAGAATACAGGTGCTGAGGAATTAAGAGCTAAAGATTTGTTTACCGCTATTTGGTTACCGGACAACTTTATGAATGCTGTTAAGAACAATAGTGATTGGTATTTGTTTTGCCCTAACGATATTGTTAAGGCGGGTATAAAACCACTACAAGAAGCTTATGGTGATGAGTATGAATCAAATTACAATAAAGCGGTTGAACTTGGTTTAGGTAAGAAAGTCAAAGCTCAGACAATTTGGAATAAAATTATTGAGTCTCAAGTTGAAACAGGGGTTCCTTATTTATGTTCTAAAGATAGTGCAAACAGAAAAACAAACCATCAAAACATTGGGGTAATTAAACAATCTAATCTATGTAATGAAATCTACCAATTCACGGATGAGAATACTACGGCAATCTGTACATTGTCTTCTATGGTATTGAAGAACTTTATTATTAAAGGTGAGTTTGATTTTAATTTACTTTATAGTGAGGTTAGAAAGGTTGTAAGAGCCCTTAACAAAGTTGTTGACATTAATAGTTATTCAACCGAACAAGGAAGAAAAGGAGGATTAGAACAAAGAGCAATTGCGATTGGAACGCAGGGTCTTGCGGATGTATTCTTCTTAATGGATTATATTTTTACAACAGAAGAGGCAAAAAAACTCAATAAAGATATTTTTGAAACTATATATTTTGCGGCAATTAGTGAGAGTAGTTTCTTATGTAAAGAAGGTTTATACCAACCATATAAATTCTTTAAAGATTCTCCAATGTCTCAAGGAATCTTCCAATTTGATATGTGGGGAATGACTGAAGATAATTTATCAGGTCGTTGGGATTGGAATGGATTAAAAGATAATGTTTTGAAATACGGTGTTTGTAATTCATTATTCACTGCTCAGATGCCGGTAGCATCTTCGGCTAAGATTACAGGTTCATTTGAAATGACAGAACCAGCTCACTCGGCTTTATTTAATCGTCGTGTTGTTGGGGGTGAAATTTTAATTGTTAACAAATATTTAATTAATGATTTTGAAAAGTTGAGTATTTGGTGTGAAGATTTAAAGAATGAAATTATTATGAACGAAGGTTCTATTCAAAACATTAACTTTAATCACTACTTGGACCCGGAAGACAAGAATTACAATAAGAAAGTAAAACGAATTGAACATTTAATTCCGAAATATAAAACGATTTGGGAGATATCTCAAAGAGAACTTATTGACATGGCGGCTGACAGAGCACCATTTATAGACCAATCACAGTCGATGAACATATATATGTCTGAACCAACATTATCAAAGATTTCATCATCTCACTTCCATTCTTGGGGGAAAGGATTGAAAACCCTTTGTTATTATGTTAGAACAAAGGCGATATCAACCGGGGCGAAACACCTAGCGGTCGATATTTCAAATGTTCAACAATCAATGGTGAAAGTTGATAAACCAAAATTGAACTTAACTGAATCGGTTGTGAAACCAACTGATTCTGAATTTGAATGTTTTGGATGTGGTTCATAACTAAACCATTATTAATAATAATCCCGACTATGTTGGGATTTTTTATTTATAGGTATTTATAAGAAATAATCATGACACTATAATTATAGATATGGCAGATGGAACAACATATGGTATTAATTTCCCTTTCAGAGATTCTGTAAAGGGTGACTACTTACAACTAACTGAATTTGAGGCACAAGAAATTAAAGCGGATTTAATACATTTACTTTTAACTCGAAAAGGTTCAAGATATTATTTACCAACATTTGGTACAAGACTTTATGAATTTTTATTTGAACCATTTGATGGTTTAACATTTGATGCAATTGAGTCGGATATTAGAGAAGCGGTTGGTACTTTCATGCCTGGTTTACTATTAAATCAAATAACAATAAGTCCTGCTGACCCTCAAGAAGAAATTGATTTATCTACGGGTACTGCGACAATAGGTTCTAGTGAATCGTCAATTTATCGATTCCCGGGTAAGGGGACTTCAGAATATACTGCAAAAATAAAAATAGATTACTCAACCAATAACACAACTTTTGGACCGAGTGATTTTGTTATAATTAATATTTAATATCGTATGGCAAATCGTAATATATCTTATACTACAAGAGATTATCAAGGAATAAGAACTGAATTATTAAACTATGTAAGAACTTACTACCCTGAATTAATACAGGACTTTAATGATGCTTCGGTGTTCTCAGTGTTTTTAGATTTAAATGCCGCAGTTGCGGATAACTTACATTATCATATTGATAGGAGTATTCAGGAAACAGTTTTACAATATGCTCAACAAAGGTCGTCAATTTATAATATCGCAAGAACTTATGGATTAAAATTACCTGGACAAAGACCATCTGTTTCTTTGGTAGATTTTTCAATTACTGTGCCTGCATTTGGGGATAAAGAAGATGAAAGATATTTAGGGGTCTTAACAAGAGGGTCTCAAGTTGTTGGTGCCGGGATTGTATTTGAGAATATATATGATGTCGATTTTACTTCACCATATAATGCACAAGGATTCCCAAATCGTTTAAAGATACCAAATTTTAATGCTAATAATGTTTTAATTAACTATACAATTACCAAGAGAGAATTAGTTGTTAATGGTATTACTAAAGTGTTTAAAAGGGTTATCACACCAAATGATGTTAAACCATTTTTTGAATTATTTTTACCTGAAAAAAATGTGTTAGGTATTACTAATGTATTATTAAAAAGTGGTACTGAATATACAAATGTTCCATCAACTGCGGAATTTTTAGGGGTATCAAATAAATGGTATGAGGTTGATGCTTTAGCAGAAGATAGGGTATTTGTAGAAGACCCAACAAAAGTATCAGACCAACCAGGAATTAAAGTTGGGAAGTACATTCAAACTTCAGACCGTTTTATTACTGAATTTACCCCGGAAGGATTTAAAAAAATGACATTTGGTGGTGGTACAAATACTGCTCAAGATGCTTTAGACCAATTTACAACTGTCGGGGCGACAATTGATTTACAAAGATATTCTAATAATTTTTCATTAGGTTCTGCGCTAACACCAAACTCAACTTTGTTTATTCAATATAGAGTAGGTGGTGGTTTAGCAACAAACTTAGGTACAAATGTTATTAATCGAATTGGTACTGTAAATTTCTTTGTAAATGGACCATCTGAATTGACTAACTCATCTGTTGTGAATTCATTAAGATGTACCAATGTTACCGCGGCTATTGGTGGTGCCGGTATTCCTTCATTAGAGGAAATTAGAAACTATGTGTCATTTAATTTCTCGGCACAAAAAAGAGCTGTTACCGTACAAGATTATGAATCAATCATAAGAAATATGCCTTCCGAATTCGGGGCCCCTGCAAAGGTTTCTATTACCGAGAATAACAATAAAATTCTAATTCAATTACTATCTTATGATACTTCAGGGAAACTAACAAGTATTGTATCAGATACTTTAAGACAAAATGTTGCGAACTATTTATCAAATTATCGAATGATAAATGATTATATTTCAATTTTAACTGCTGAGGTTATTGATTTAAGTATTAATGTTCAAATTGTTTTAGATTCCGCTCAAAACTCGGGTCAAGTTATTTCGGATGTTGTTGACAGAATTTCTACATACTTTAATCCTCAAACACGAGAATTGGGACAAAATGTTTATTTGTCCGAATTGAAAAGTATTGTTCAAAATCAAAATGGTGTATTAACAGTTGCTGGATTAAATGTTTATAACAATGTTGGGGGTCAGTACTCTTCTGCTGAAACATCCATGGAATATACAGATGCAGAAACAAAAGAAATTGCGACAGTAGATGATACTATTTTTGCACAACCATCGCAAGTGTACCAAATTAGGTATCCTAATAAGGATATTAGGGTGTCTGTTAAAAATTTCCAATCAGTTACATTCTCTTAACAGGTTTATTTCTCACTCAACTAGTTTATAATTAAATATGGTGTGTGTTTATTTGAAAAATCACACATAAACTATTTATAAAATAAAAGAATTGAATGGGCCAGTCATATAGAATTAGAACCGAATTAGGTGTCAACAAAACAATTAATGTTCAGTTAGACCAAGATTTTGAGTTCTTGGAGATACTATCTCTAAAAATACAACAAGCGGACATCTACAGTAGAAGTTGTTCTGAATATGGTGTTGTTGTTGGTAGGGTTACGGCAAATAATGGATTTGGTATCCCAAATGCCCGAGTATCTATATTTATCCCAATCGATTCAGTAGATGAATCTAACCCAATCATTACAAGTATTTATCCATACAAATCTCCAACGGATAAGAATGAAGATGGGTATAGGTATAATCTTTTACCTTATGAAAAATCGTATACTGCTCACGCAGCAACTGGTACATTACCAAGAAGAGAAGATGTTTTAACGGGAAGTACTGCTATTAAAATATATGACAAATATTATAAATATACTACTAAAACAAATGAAAGTGGCGATTACATGATAATGGGGGTTCCGACAGGGGGCCAAACTTTAGTCATGGATGTTGATTTATCTGATATTGGAGAGTTTTCTTTAACACCTCAAGATTTAATTAGAATGGGGTTAGCAACCGAAGGACAAGTTGCGGGGAATAGATTTAAAACTTCTACTGATTTATCTTCACTACCTCAAATAATTACTTTAACTAAAACTTTAAATGTTGCTCCATTATGGGGCGACCCTGATATATGCCAAATTGCCGTTAATCGAGTTGATTATGATTTAAGGGATGAAGCAAACATAGATATACAACCCACATCAGTTTTTATGGGGTCAATATATTCAACCGCCGACTCACAAAGACTCAGACGAAATGCTAAACCAAAAGATGACATGGGAAATCTATGTGGGTTGGCGGCCGGTCCCGGTTCTATTTTAGCAATACGACAAACAATTAATTATGATGCGGATGGTAATCCAATACTTGAGTTATTTCAATTAGAAAAATCCGGAAACATAATCGATGGGAATGGGGTTTGGTTAACCGAACTACCAATGAATTTGGATTATTTTATTACTAATGAGTTTGGGGAGAAAGTAATATCAAATGACCCTAGTGTTGGTATACCAACAAAAGCAAAATATCGATTTAAAGTTAAGTGGTCTCAATCACCTAGTTTATCAGAACAAACAAGAAGAGCTTATTTTTTGGTTCCCAATGTTAAAGAATATGGGTGGGCTAGTAATAATGGTGACCCTACTGACTCTGGAGCTAGTACTACAAGTAAAGACAGACAAAAAAGTTCATATTATTTTGGTCTTGATTGGTCGGGATATACTGAAGGGTTTAGTACCATTCCTCCAACTAATAGTAGTATTACTTTAACAAATAACATATTAAATCAAAAAATAAATTGTGAGGATACTTTTTATCAATTTGAATTTAATAAAGTTTATACTGTATCAGGATTAATCGACCAATTTAAAAATGGTAATAAAGGTAGATTTATTGGGATTAAAGAAATTGATAGTAATGAGTGTTCTTCAACTATTAATAAATTTCCGGTCAATGAAGGGTTTAGAAATTTTGATTTATTCTTTTTTATATTTTCAATAATATTACAGGTAATTCAATTAATTGGATTACCCTTATTAA